GAGGTAGTAGTACATCCGTATCACTACCTCGAAGTAGTAGTACATATGTATTAGCACCTCCCAGGGAGTAGTACTGGTGTACTACTACGCCATGATAGTGGTACAAATGTACTACTACCCCCGAGTGGTAGTTCAAATGTACCACTACCCCCCAGTAGTAGTACAAATGTACTATCGCCTGTATCATTGGGCACCACGGGGGGTAACAAATGTCTGGGGCGTAGAGAATACACTTCAGAAAATTATGTTAAAATTTAAGACCCCGTAAGATACTTATTAATCAGGCTAATATTCTCTTCATACTTGGAGGCATCGTGTAATTCAGCTTCGATAGCTTCTAGGACACCTGGGTGCTCTCCGATACCTGCGGGGTTATTTAGGTAAACTTCTATGTTAGCTAAGTGCTTTTGAAGTTCCCCGTGGTTGTGAGCTAATAAGGCTTTGAGGATTTTCTCTCTCATTAACATTGTTCTTTATATATAGGTATATAATACCTCCTACTGGACCTATTATCCTTAATAGTAGTAAGAGTAATAATAGTTTACGGATCATGGCTCACTTCGTTCGCAAACATGATAGATAAAGGGGGGAAGAAGAGAAAGAATGTTGTCTTATTCTTCTTCCCTTTGACCGCTGTTTCCACACACGAAGAGCACCACTTCTCCGTGTATTATAAGGGGGTTCCTCTAAATCCAAGTAGGGACACCGTTTTTAGCATCTGAACCTCTAGCTTGTTGTCTTTGTTTTAGGTCCATTCCTAGAGCTAAATAATTAGCTTCTGATTGAGGATCATCCATCCAAGCTTGAAGGTGGTCTATCCATTCTTGTTTTTCTCTATCTACCTTTACTTGATCAGCACTGATGGAGAGGGCATCTGTAAACCACTTGACCCCTTGGGCAAGGGCATCGACTCTGTCATCGTGCTTAACGGCCCCTTTTTCCCTGCACATCCTGGAGATTTGGTATCCAAGCATATATTGGAATCTAGTTTCAGTTGGTCTTTCAGAACTCGATTCATAATCCCATTTAATAACCTTGGGGTCAATAACCAACCTATGCTGATTAAAGACAGGCTCAAGGCTGTCAATAATACGATCTTCTTTCCTGACATTAGCTCTTGTTTCCTCTATGTTAATTGGTACATTTTTATTAATGGCATGTTTTCTAAATAGTTCGGATACCATGCCGTCACCGAAGTTAGATTCAATTAAAAGTGTTGAAACTTTATACTTTTTACACCTAGCAAGAATAGCAAGTAATGTACTATCGCTATATCCGTCCTGAGAGGCGTAGATTTCATGTAAATACATAATCCCATTCAACTGGGAAATAAAGCACGCTACAGTCTCATCTGTACCCCTTCCAGAGGGGTCTACGCTGCAGATAGTCTCACTATATGGTTTCCATTCACCTTGAACCTGCATAGGGCTATAATAATAGTCACCTGGAAGCCCCACACAAGGTAACTCTTTAACTATGTTGTCTTTACTTGAACACCAGATGATGTTTTCAGGTGCTGTTTCGGGGTTAACTGGATTAATGATGAGATCGGAAAATTTGAGAGGAAACTTCTCCGCATCAGATAAAGAAGTGTCCAGCATAAACTGTAACATAAAGTTGCTACGACCCATAGCAGATTCACGTTCCAGCAGATCGTCCTCCTTAAATCTTGTATCCGTTGGATTCCAAGTGAGATCTGTTTCATTTTCTAAGTCTTGTTCTAGTTGTGGTGCGAGTAAACCATCATACATAGCCACCTTTCGAGGGTATCTAGCTGGCCATACAAAAGGTTTATAAGCTCGTTCTCTGAGTTTATTATAGACGGTAAAAGTAGTTTGAGGAGTTCCAAGGAACATGATACGAGAATCAGGTTTAGGAGTAAGAATAGACTCACACTCAGTAACCAGTTGAAGTAGTTTTTCACGTTGTAGTTCGGTCATACTATTGTTTGGCACCTCTACATCGTCTAAAACCATCAAATCTGCACGAGATCCAGTTAACTGCCCCGTAATACCGACTGATTTAACGCTAGGTGCTTGGTGAGGTGCAGCAGTACCCACATCAAAAGACACTCTAGACCATCTCTGGTCATCATTCTTTGGTCTTAGATGGGACATCCAAGGTACCTCAAGGATTAATCTTTGACAGAAGATCGAAAATGAGTCAGCTCTATCCTTAGAAGCCGAAACAACCATGATTTTCTTGTTTGCATCGTTATATAACGTCCAAAGAACAAAAGCCGCAGTAATCCAAGATTTACCAACACCTCTAAAGGCTTGAATTTGGAGTCTCTTTGGTCCATGTTGTAAATACTCTGCTATACAAAGCTGTGCCCTGGTAGGAGGTGGTAACGCTAAATGCGTCCAGATAGCCGTTAGGAATAAACGGAAGTCTTTCTGTAATTGCTCCTCTAAGGGTGCTTGTTTTTTCTTTCTAGGCATATGTATATAAAGGGTACTTAAGCCCCGTTGTAGGGGCTTGTAGGTACCTTACAGTGTTATTGTATCCAGTTAAGGATCAGCGATTCTCTAATTTGATTGGGAGGGAAGTTATCCCTAAACCAAGTTAACCAATTCGTGCTCCCTTTGCTCTGATTACACGACCTACATGCGGGAACGCAATTACAAGTATGGGAACTACCTCCCATACATCTGGGATGTACATGATCAATGGTAAGATCATTCTCGTTATGGGGTTTTCCACAATAAATACATTCATAATTGTTTGCCTCTTTTATAGCTTTTCTCCATAGACGTTTTGCATCAGATGAGGTCATAACTATAAGGTTTTGTAAGTAGTGTTCAGATGTTGGGAGTACTGGTGTCATTTCCTACCACGATTTCTTGCTCGGTTTTTAGAAGGATTCTCTCTAACTAACTTTCCAGATTTAGTATGGGAGAAATCTTTACCGCCTTTACCGTAAGCTTTAGCTTTACGCCTAGCTCTATTTAGTTCAGCACGGTACTTTTTATTGATTTTGAGCTTATTTCTTCTCCTTTGTGCTGAATTTTTCTTTATTCTAGACAAAGGATTCTTGCGGTAGTTACGGGCACTCTTTTTGAGTTTAGAAAGCGGGAGTTTCTTAGGGGCCATTAGCGTGTTACTGCTCGTTGTACTGCATCAAAATCAACCTTTGGCATTAGATCAGCTAGAGCACCAAGAGGAGATCCATCTAATGCTATGCCTGTGATATCATTCTTATACAGCCAATCAGCTGCTGCCTTTAGGTCTGCAGTAGTAGCTTCACCAGCTTTTATTCTTTCTAGAAACTCCTTAGTAATTAAATTATGCAGCTCATTGAACTGAGCTTCAGTTGCTCTAGCTTTAGTCATTATTTAGGTAATAAATTCTTCTTTACCAGTGCCACAGCTTGATCATCAAGTGTGTTATCTGTGGATTTTGCCAAGCCTTCTAGCAAGTCAACAACAAGTTGCTTCATTGCTTTGGACTTTATAAATGCGAAAAGGATAGGCTTTAAAATTAGGATCATTATTCTTTAGTAGTTTTAGTGGATTTTTTAGTTGCTGTTTTTTTCTTTTTAGCCGCTTGTTCAGCTAAAAGTTCTTTTGCACTTTTGTTAGCGTAAGTCATTTTTTAGTGTTAGTTGGACATTCGTACTCCTGTTTACTCCAAAGGAATTTCTTTTCTTTAGGAGTACATTCTGTTTTCAAATACTGCTTAACTGCAGCTTTTTTGTTTGCTTGATATTTTACTATAGGAACGACATCGTTACACATACTATAGACACGAGAGTTTTCAGTTAGCATAAAACCTTTACGTTGAAGTTCAGCACATTTTAAAACCCTAACTAATTCATAGTCAAGTCTTAGCTTTTCTTCTTGTCGTTTTGCTATACGCCTACACTGTTCTAAACCTCTTCGATCTAAAGGTATCATAAAGTTAACTTGTCCTCCCCAGTTCTCAGCTATTGTGTAGCTTCTCTGGCTCATCTCATCATCATAGGGAACCGTATGATTCCCCATGTAGAAAGGACTAAACGTCATTGTAGCACCATTACAACTAACCCCAGAACCATAGTGCTGCCTTGACGGAGCACCATTATTCTGGAATTGAACTGCTTGGTTTGTAACATTTCCTGTCGCTGCTGCAACAGGATTAGAGGTGTTATGTGTTTCACCTTCTGCTGCTTTAACAGGTGTTACTGAGAGAAGACTGACAAGGAGACAGTAGTAGATTCCGTTTCGATAGTTCTTTCGATCTCTGTAAGTTCGATTATCTGACTGGCTGCTCTTGACACTACTTCTAGTGAAAAGTCGCTTCCAGCTGTGTGAATCGTAAAGATTGAATCTGAATCTACTAAACCTCCAGAGCTTGCTGAGGTGTGAGTTATATTGTCGCCTGACCATTTATTTAATGCGGCACCATAGGTGGTTGTTGTGATTTCCTCAGTGATATCCTGAGTCGTAGTGGTAGTGCTATTCATAGACCCTTGGGTAAAATTGGGTTGTACTAATTCAGCACTTACAGTAGTCGGTGAAAGTAATAACAGCGTTAATAACCATTTTTTCATTCTTCTTTTTTCTTAGCCATAGGACAATTAATGGGTTTGTTATTACCATTATTTTTATTACCAGTAGTCAAGCCAAAAGTTGCGAGTGCTCCCGTAAATACCGAAGCAACGAACGTGATATCGCTGTTACCAGACTTCTTGACCATAGGTAATTCTACGTAGTTCATTGTAATGATAAATCCACTCCAAACTACAACTCCAAGACGGACAAATGTACCTAGAATTTGTATTTGATGTTCTTGATCCTCCGCAGCATCTTTTAACTTACCGAGGAGTCCTTTTTTTTCTTCTGGCGGTTTTCCTTCCATTTGTCAACTTTTTTCTGTAGGAATTTTTGTATTTGTTTCTTAATTTTATTAAAGAAAGGTGTTGCTAATGTGGTTGTTGCTACAGCTGCTACAGCTGCGTAGGTAGCCGTAGCTACCACCTCAGCAGTTGGTAAAGGTAAATCTATCTTTATAACAGGGACTCTTAAACTAGGTTGTTCAGTTTGTGCTGTTTCTTCATCCTCTGTTTCCTCAGGAACCTCCTCTAACTCCACCCCTTTTGGGGCTTTTAAGTTTTGAGGAGGAATAATGATTGGTGGAAATACTGGCATTTCTGCTGTTGGTTGCTTTAGAGGGATGCTAGGCATATCTAAAGCTTTAGGCAGTTTAGGGACTTTCACCTAGCTCCAAGGCTTACCTACACCTGTTGTTGGAGTCTTTTGCTCGTTAACGCCGTTCTCTACAGCCGCTTCAATAGCCGCTACAGTACCAGCTTTATCAGCATCTAGTTTTGCCTTTACCCAACCAAGTACTGTTGCTTCAGTAAGGTCAGCATAAGGAACAAGAGTATCAGGCTTAGGTAGATCAACCTCACCTGTAGCTCTAAATGAATAAGTACCATCTTCACCGTTAACACGGTAGATTACTTTATTTACATACCCGTCTGCTAGTTCTCTTTGAAGGGTATTTACTTGCCAAGTTTTTGTTGCCATTTTTATGGAGTATTAGATTTGTTTGCTATTAAGAATGCTTTATAGTCAGCTTTGACTTGTGTAGTCCACGCAGCGTTAGCTATTGCTTGTACGTCTGCATCTTCTCCACTGATATCTGTATCAACTAGGTTGTCACTTGCATCAAGTGTTCCTGGTGTTAATACTTTTCTATGAAAGGAACGGGTAAGTTCCACGCCATCTTTTTTAATAATGGTTGCGTTTCTTACCTGTATATTCCATTTATTGACGACTTCTATTTTGTCGTTTTCTTGTGTTTCTGTTAATGCCATTTAGGGACGTTCTCCGAACGTGACAGGTTTACGGCTTAGTTTATAGACGTGCTAACGGTCTATACTAAATATGTTGCCCACCATAAATTTGATGCACCATTACCCATAACAGTACCTGTAACTGTTGCTACGCCTGTATTTTCTTGTTTATAATAGTGAATGGTGGAACTATTTGGCCAGATAATTGGGAAAGGATTATCTATTGTTGATGCTGAAATATTGTTATAACCTGCCATTGCAACGTACATACTATTATTTGCTGATGTAAAAGGTAATCCACCGAATACAACCGTAGCACCTGTTGGAGTACCTCCATTTAGATTCAAATAAAAATATATACTTACTTTATTACCAACTTTTGTATAGTAACCGTATTGATTAGACGTGTAAGTAGGAGACGTGATACCTGCTGTAACTATAGGAGTCCAAGTGCCTTCTTCATAGTCGTCCAGAGCATTCGCCGCTGCTGAATCAGTTCCAAACTTTAAGCCGTCTGAGTCAAACCTTACTCGTGGACTATTGCTAGTATAAATCTTGAAATTATCATCAGAGTGGTGATATACCAACTGACCCGTAAGGGTACTAGCATCATCACCAAAATAAATCCCTCCATCAGTGTTACTTGCACTAATAATAGATATACCGCTTCTTGTTCCGTTGGTTGAGTTACCTATGACCAGATCATCACCACCCGTAAAAGCTGTTCCTGTTGAAGCTGACGTGTTTATACTAGCTTTAATGGAGACAAGATTCCTCCAAGCATTACCTACACTTCCTATGTCATAAGTATTATTTGTCCAAGGTAGAAAATGACCGTCAGTAGCATGAAAGTATGCTCTATTTGTACTGTCATCCCTAAATATTAATGCTCCGTTTACGAAATTGAGATAATTATGCGTTCCATCATGGTAGATCTGGAGATCTGACCCATTTCCGATTTGTATCTTGCCGTTGTCTTCTAACCAAAGATCTTCATTATTATCAATATATATGTAACTAGTAGTATTTAAACTTCCAGTCACCTTTGCTCCACTACTCGTCGTCTCAAACTTCTTAACACCTGAATATCTTAAATCAGTTGCCGCATCAGGAACTATTTGAATTGCTGTTTGATCTGTCTTACCGCAAATATATAAGACATTATTTTTACTGGTTATGTAATTAGCACTTTCAGCATGTACATGGGAAATTGTAAGATCTTGCCCATTTCCAAATCGAGCTTCACCGCCGTCAAACAACATTAAATGACAAGCATTATTTGATAAACCTATATCAACTCCGCTTGCGTTGGTATGGACTTTTGATACTCCATCGTAATACAGAGTTGTTGAGCCATTAATATTTGCATTGATTAGATATTCACCAGTATCTTTATCGTCATTTCTTACTTGAAACGAACTATTAGTAACAAGCTTTAAAGCACCTGTTCCAGTTTCTTCAATAATTGAGTGAGATCCATCATGAAAAATTTCTAAATCATTATCTGTTGTACCGAACCGTATCTTCTCATTATCCAAGAGGTCGATTGGAGTCTTCAAACCTCTGTCATCTATTTTTGTTAATGCCATAGTTATTTAGCCTCCAATGCAGCTACTTTTGTTTCTAGTGTTTCGACTTTTGTAATCAATTCTTGTAATGCTTTAATGCTTATCATCATCATTTGCTCTTCTTTTACACCTTTTCTAAGAACGTCATTCCCATCATCATCAACTCTTACTTTAAACTCTTCACTGACTAATTCAGGGTTTACAGTTTCTATTTCTTGAGCAATGACTCCAACTTTTAACGGTTCAGAATCTTGTTGAAAATTGTATCTAAAGTTTCTTAGTTTCCAAGCCTTTACAGTTGCTAGTTGAGAAGGTGCATCGGTAATAGATTTCTTTTCTCGTTCATCACATAAATTAGCATCATTAGATGAATAATTAGATATACCACCATTTGCAGTTACATAAAATCTATAACCTTGGTGTGAAGAATGCAGATTATAAAGATGGTAAGTACTATGGTTTCCAGTAGTTGTATCTATGACATTTGAGACCCAAGGTATAACAGCACTTGACGAGTTGATTTTAAAACCAGTTCCAGCAGTAGCAGTGGTATTAGTTGTACCGAAAGCAGCTTTACCGTCATGAGTTATTTGGAATTTCGTTGTTCCATCATTTTGAACCCTAAGTAGTTCTCCTGTGGTTTGTGCTTCGACATTTATTCTTAAACCTGACGAATTATTAGTAGCGTCAACTGTAAGGACGGGGCCACCGTCAGTTATTTTTATACCTTGACTTGTCGTCTCAAGCTTCTTACTGTGGTCGTATGCTAGTTCAACTCTGTCATTACCATAAGCTTTTATAGCATCTTCACCATCTAATGGTTGTATTAAAATAGTACTTCCACCACCATTTCTTATGTAGAGGTTACCAGTACTATTTGCGAGGTATGAATTGCTTCCATCATGGAAGATCTTGAGATCATCTGAAGCACCCATCACGATCTGAGAAGAATCGTGAGGCATATCTAAATTACCACCGTCTCCTATATGTAATCCATCAGCATGGG